AAACCCGGTCTGTACTGCAATACAGGCCGGGAAGGGCGCAAGCCCATGACAATTGATGAGGTGATTATACCATGATTTTTGATAAAGGCAGAGGAAAACAAATTCCGTGGAACGCTGAAATTCCTGAAGACAGTCTGGAAGACCGCTTGACTCAGCTTGCTGAAATGATGGCTGAGCTTAGGGAAAAGACTAAGGCTTACAAAGATCAGACGAAGCATCTGCGTGAGAGCATCAAGGCGATGAAGAACATCGTGAATGACGAGGTCTTGAAGTTAGGCAAGACCGTTACAGTCGGAAACATTCGGGCAGAGTATGTGCCAACCGTAGTAATCAAGTTGAAGAAGGAGCAGGACGATGAAGCTTAAAGTGATAACAGGAAGAACCAAAAATATCTATACGTTCCACGTAGGCAGACCGCAATTAGGCATCAATAAAAAATTATTTGAAGCTATGGGCTCTCCAAAATTTGTAAAGTTTGCATACGACGAAGACGAGAAAATCGTGGCGGTAGCCCCTGCAAACTCATTCGACGATGGGGCACGAGCAATCAACAATAATCGTGTGCTCTGTTCAATCCCTCTGTGCAATATTCTTTGTGACGTCGCAGGAGTGACTGCACCAACGACATTCCAAGTCAAACGTATTGAAGACGGTTGGTACATATGCAGTCCAGTAGTAAAGGAGTAGAACAATGGCGAATGAATTATCAACGACAGTATACGATCAAGACAAAATTGATCTTATCAAACGGACTATCTGCAAAGGCGCAAGCAATGACGAACTGAATCTCTTCCTGACTCAGTGTGAGCGCACAGGGCTCGACCCGTTTGCAAGGCAGATTTACTGCATCGGTCGCAACTCCCGTGACAAGAACGGGAACTGGATCACAACTTACCAGACACAGGTAAGCATTGACGGTCAGCGATTGGTAGCAGAACGGACAGGACGATACGCAGGACAGCTTGGCCCTTACTGGTGCGGCCCTGAAGGTGAATGGCACGATGTGTGGCTGAAGGACGAACCTCCAACCGCTTGCAAGGTCGGGGTGCTCCGCACTGATTTCAAAGAACCTCTGTACGCTGTGGCTCTTTACAAAGCGTATGTGCAAACAGCCCGTAACAAAACAACTGGAAAAGAAGAACCGAATTCCATGTGGAAGAAAATGCCTGAACTGATGCTTGCAAAGTGTGCTGAAGCACTGGCTTTACGAAAAGCATTCCCGATGGAGTTGAGCGGTCTTTATACACCAGAAGAAATGGGACAGGCTAACAACGGTCAAGCAACCGTTGAAAAACCTGATAAAGAAATATTCCTTCCTGAACAAAAAGCAAACACCCCCGTAGAAGCCACGCAGGAGGCCGTTATTGAGGGTGAAATCCTTCACCCGATAAATAATACCCCTGAAACCGAAAAGCCCGTAGAAGCCCCGCAGAAGGCCAAATTTGATGAGGTCGAATTTTTACGGTCTTGGAAACACAAAGCAGGTCTGCCCCCGCTGAACATTGAAGAGGCATGCCAGATCAAAGATGGCAACGGGAAAGAGTATGGTACTCACACAGTGGAACGGCTGTACTATATGCAGAATGCTATCCTGAAGAAACTGCCCACGCTCAAGAATGAGGATGCGATCGTGACTTACAACACGAAGCTGTCTGCGATCAACGAGATATTCACGGCGAAAGCACAAGCTCTTGCCAATCTCGAATCTGCGAAAGACCCGTTCAAGAAAGGGAATGAAGATGCTGAATGAAACGTTCGGAGTGAGCATGACTGAAAATGCAAATGGGATATGGCAGTGTCCCGAAGTGATGACCTGCCAAGTGAACTGTCTGCTTCACGACACCCGCAAGAGTGACGATGAAGTGGAAGAGTTCAACGTGTTCTACTATCTGCGTCCAGAAGATGACTGGCGCAGAGAGTTGAGCAGAATCTGCAAGGCACTCGGGTTTGAAGAGTGCGGTGTGATGGGACACTGGATTCGTGTCAGCACATTGAATTCGTTTACGTCCCACACCGCAGGGATTGTCAGGGATGGCAACACGCCGCATGATTAGTGACTTGGTTCTGGAGTCAGATGCGTTTCTGGACATGCCGTTATCGGCACAAGCCCTGTATACGCATCTGATTCTCCAAGCCGATAATTGGGGCTTCCTGTCATCTCTGAACAACACACGGAGAATGATAGGTGCTACACAGTCGGACGTCGATTGTCTTGTCGATAACGGATTTATTCTCCGATTTCCCGGCACGCCAACGGTGTGTATCACCCACTGGAACATGATGAACACACTGAAGGATGGGCGTGGGAAATCGGAGTTCCCCGAGAAAAAACTCGTAAGACAAAACGGCGGTGTGTACGAGAAAAAAGGAAAGGATGTGCTTGATGATGAGGATTTCTTTTGAGATCGAAACTGCGCACGACTTCGAAATCCTGCGGGAGTTCTTTGCACAGGGTAGTTTCGATGGCACGGGAGAAGAGAGAAAAGAAGAAGGTGTCTCCCCCCTTTCTTCCCCCTCTTCCCTTCCCCCCAATACCCCCTATCCTATTACCCCCTTTAATTCCCCCTCTTTCCAAGAAGAAAAGAGAGAAGAGGGGACACAGATTTCACGCACGCGAAAATTTTTGCGCGAAGGGCTTCGGGAATTCGGGCCTGCCGGAAACGTCCTGCTGACAGATGACGAGTACCGAAAGCTCACAGAGAAGTTCGGAGAATCAAAAACACGGGACTTGATCGAACGGATGGATTACTACCTCGAAGAAGACCCGAAGCGCAAGAAGAAGTACGAGAAGCGAAACCACTACATGACTCTGCTCAACTGGGAACGCAAGGACACGAAGGAAAACAGGTGGCAGGGTCAGGATCAGAGACAGTATAGTTTCCGTGACATTGTGGAGATGGGCGCATGATTACAAAACAAAACATTGCTGACATGATGGACTTGCTTGTCGCCGCTTATGGCGACAAGGCATTCCCTCAAGAGCCACAGAAGATGGCTAAGGTCGTGAACCTCTGGACGATTATGTTCGAACATGATGATCCGAGAGAGGTGCTTGTTGCGGTGAAGGACTGTATCGCAACGTTGCAGTTCCCGCCTAAGATTGCGGACATCAAAACCCGCATTGCTCAGAACAGGCTCGAAGGTCAAATGACTGAAATGGAAGCATGGGCGCATATCCGCATGGCAGTTGAGCAGTCAACCTCACGGGAAAAAGCTGAAGAGATTTTCGAAGGCTTGCCTAAGATTATTCAGCGGACAGTCGGCAGTGCATCTCAGCTCCGTGGTTGGCGGGTCGTGAATGACGAGCAGTTCGAAACTGTAGTTGCATCAAACTGCCAGAGAACTTACAGGCAGTTGGCACAACGTGAAGCAGGATGGCACGCACTCCCGCCGGATATTCAGCAGGCTGAGGTGTGGCGGGTCGAGACCCCGAAGCTTGCTGAACTTCCTGAACCGGAACAGCCGAAGAAACTCGCTTACGAGAAACCAGACTGGATGATTCGAAGGGAGCGGATGAATGAAAATCGTGGGAACGCATGATCCGAAAGCGGTCAACTTCACTGAAGAAAAAGCAACGATCCTTCAAGAAGACCTCGACTGGATCAAAGACCTCGTGAAGAACATCCGTGCGGAAAAGAATCCAGCCATCGTGAGACAAGCCGAACATGACTTTCACGAAGAGATGGTGATGCGGTACGGTGGTCACGGTGCGGGAGCGTTACTGCTCTCGGTATGGAAGATGACGAAGGGGGAATCATGACAGATGACTTGACTGATGAGCAGTTGGCAAGCTGTCCTGAATGCGGGAGTGATGATATTGCAGTGTGCATTGAGAAACGAATTGATGTTCAATGCTATCACTGCGGAAACCATGAGTACGCCCCGACTGAAGCAGAGGCCATTGAGAAGTGGAACTTCCTTGCCAAGCTGAAAAGCAAGATGCAGTCGGGAGAGATTACGGTTGACGAAGCGGAGCATGAATATCATGACCGCTATTTGAAAGACTGAGAGGAAACAATGAGCATTGATTTATTCAAATGTCGTGAGTGCATTCACTTTGAAGAAGAGTGTCACAAGGATGAGAACGGAAAGAGTGAGTACAAACTGCACTGTGATATGACGGGAAAGGAAATCCCTGACTATGATGCTTCACCGAAGGGATGCATGGCGTTCCGGTGGAACGTTGAAGCACGGCGAGAATACGCCGACTAACTGACGATGTACCGCACGATGATGTGCGATTGGAATAAACGATACGGCTTGTAGTCCATGTAGGATAGCCGACTGGGAATGAAACGAAAGGAGAGCCTCCTAAATGAACTACTTTTTTACCACGATGTACAACGGTTCAAAACCTCGCAATGCGGAGGCAACCCAGCGCAAAGCGAGACTTCTTTAGGGGGAATGATATGAGTGAGTTAGACGGGTTTGTGATTTACAAACCGAAGCACAGCAATGAAAAGATGTACCTTTCTGTCCGAAAGAAAGGTGTTGGGATAACTCAGGCAGTGCTCGAAGCATTGCATGATGCGGAGTACGTGAATGTGTTTTTCGATGAGATGAAACATCGTGTGATGCTCAAATATGCAGAAGAAGGATACGAGAACACTTTGAAGGTAGGCAACTACGGACGCTCTGGGCGGATGATCAACAGCCTCGCTATTGCGGAGAAGCTTAGAGGATGGTACGGCAATACACAGGTGGTGGGTCATGTAGCAGGAGACGGCATCCTGA